GTTCATATTGGTTGCCGCCTGTCCGAAAGATCGCACCCTCCTGCTCAGCCCAAGGCAGATCGATCGCATACCATAGATCCTTAAGCCGCACGGCTGGGGCATTCCGCTCGATCAACAGTTTGTGCAGCACGTTGGGCGCGAGGTAAGCCAGCCTTAAAACCCGCCCGACATAGGCAGCAGTAAACCCCTCAGCATTGGCGATGTCCTGGTTGCAGGAGGCCGCACCAGCCTCAAGCTTACGTTTCCAGCTCCATGCCAGTGCCATTGCGCGCAAGATGTGCGGATCCACACCGCCATTGTCGTCGTTCGCTACATAGTCGTCGGGCGGCGCAATTCGCGGCCGCCCGTTCCGCTTTCGGATTACGAGTGGGATAAAGATCGTGGTGATGCCGGTGGCTCCGCTCATGCCGCTTTGCTCAGCTTGGGGGATTGCAACATGTCACTGACGAGGGTGCTTAACCCACTCGTGCGCAGATCAAGCGACATACCTTCCTTGCTGACCACGACACGGTTGATGAGCAGCCGGGCAGTCCGTTCCTGCTCGGCCGGAAATAGGTTGTCCCAAAGGTTGTCGAAGGTCGCCAGCGCACGCGAGACATCTTGCTCGTCCAGGTGCGATCCTTCGGCCCTGAGGCCCGCGCAGGCTTTGGCAGCTATCTCGGGTGTGCGCAGCATCTGACGGATTTTCTGGACCACCGCGCTTTCGATTACTCCAGCATTTAGGCGCACAATGGAATCCTGGCCCTCGTCGCCGCGGTTCCGCAAAGCGTCCATCGAGATGTAATAACGGTAGAGCCGTTCACCCTTACGGGTGTGGGTCGGGGTCATGGCAGTGCCGGTGTCGGTGAATATCAGCCCTTTGAGCATGGCAGGCGTTTGCGAGCGGGTGTTGTTGGCCCGGGTGCGGGGGCTGATCGTCAGGATCGAGTGGACCTTGTCCCATAGCGCCTGGTCGATGATCGCTTGATGCTCGCCGGGGTGGCAGGTGCCTTTGTGGACCGCTTCGCCCAGGTAAACCCGATTACGGAACAACTTATAAAGGAAGCCCTTGTCGATCGGGCGGCCGCGCTTGTTGGTGATACCTTTGCGGACCAGCTCACGGGTCAGCCTGGTGGCAGATCCCAGTTCAACAAAACGCTCGAAGATGAAGCGGATCTGTGCAGCCTCGGCCTCGTTGATCACCAGCTTGCGATTAATGGCATCGTAGCCCCACGGAACGAACCCGCCCATCCACATGCCCTTGGCGCGGCTGGCTGCAATCTTGTCCCGGATGCGTTCGCCGGTTACCTCGCGCTCGAACTGCGCGAAGGACAGCAGCACGTTAAGCGTCAGGCGCCCCATGCTGGTTGTCGTGTTGAACGACTGGGTGACCGAGACGAACGTTACCTTGTGCTCGTCGAACACTTCGACCAACCGGGCGAAGTCCATGAGTGAGCGGGAGAGGCGGTCGATCTTGTAGACGACGATCACGTCGACCAGTCCGTCCCGAATGTCTTCCAGCAGGTTTTGGAGACCAGGCCGGTCGAGATTGCCGCCGGAGTAACCGCCGTCGTCGTAACCCTCGCGCATCGCGCGCCAGCCTTCATGACGCTGGCTGGCGATATAAGCCTCGCAAGCCTCGCGCTGTGCATCGAGGCTGTTGAACTCCTGCTCGAGACCCTCTTCGGACGATTTGCGGGTGTAGATCGCGCAGCGAATGCGGCGGGGTGCTTCAGGTGCGCTCATCGTCCGCCCTCCGCCTGCCGGAGGCCAAAGAAGCGGTAACCGTTCCAGCTGGTCCCGGTGATGACCTTGGCAACTGCCGAGAGCGACTTGAACCGCTGGCCATTCCAGTCGAACCCGTCTTTGGCCACGACCACTGTGTGCTCGGTGCCTTTCCAATCGCGGATGAGGCGAGTGCCGATGATCGGGTTGCGCGGATCAGCGATCACCGATTTGCGGACCTTCTTTCCTTCAATCTCGTCAGCCAGAGCATCCAGGGTTCGAACGATGGGCTTACTCAGCCCGCCGAAGGCCAGTTCTTGAATGCGGTGGCCGAGGCGCTGTTCCAGGTATGGCCGGCTGTTGTTGGGGGGAGGGGCATTAAACAGCTTCTCCCACTGTGCCTTCAGCTGCGGCATGGTTTGTGTCTTGAGTTCGGCCAAGCGCGCAAGCACCTGCGGGTCGTTATAGTTCTGCATTAGCGTTCTCCAACTCGGGGGCGTCCCCGGGTTCGACACACGCTCTTGCCGGGCGAGATAGCGAGTGAACTATCTGCGTCCTCTGCAGATATAGAACTGGACTTTGCGTGCATCCGGATGATGCCTACCGCGATGATCTGCCCCAACTCGGTGAAGCGCTCGTCGTCGGTCATGGTATCGATGGGTTGCGAGCTGTTGCCCGCAGAGATGTCGTACATGTCTGGTGAACCTGATGGCTGGCAAGGCGATCAGGCGAACTCTCTCCCTGATCATGTCAGGCAGAATATGTGCGGGATATAAACGTCGTCAATGAGAACGAGTAGGGCAAAATCCCACAATCGACGCGGTGGCACTCAGCGGCGGCTGTAAAGTCGCTGGTGGGCGCGCAGGACGATCCCAATGATTTGAACGCCGTCGTCGCTGAAGTTGTCGGCATCGGGTCTGCCGATGATAATCGGCTCCTGAAACTCTGGCCGCGTGGACTCGGCGCGCAGGATGTAATTCTTCCCGTCGTGATCGAGGCGCTTGCAGGTGAGCTCGTGCATGTCGTGACGGTCGCGCTGGACGATAACGATGTCGCCCGGAACCGGCTCTATTTCGCCAAAGATTGTGCGCAGACACTCAAGGTCAGACCCGGGAGGAATGAGCTTGTCCATGGAATTGCCCTCCATGCGCAGGGCAAAGCGCTCGCCGCCAGCAACCGGACTTGGGCCGACCTCAATGAAGTAGCGATCTTCCTCGGGCCATTCAGTCTGTTCGCGCCAGACGCCTGCCGCTACGGCGCCCAGAACCTGCAAGCGTTCGTAAGGCGCAACGCCGCCAACGCGGGGCATCACACCTTCGCCGCCAGAAACGAGCCGGGAAATGTCGATGCCAAGGGCGCGAGAGAGCCCAACCAGGGTTTCGAGTGTCGGGTTGTTGCTGCGGCCCCGCAGGATCTCGCGCACGATATGCGGCGATTTCCCGCCAGTCGCGGCCAGCGAGAGCGAGCGGGCATTCCACTCGGTTCCAGGAGCAGTGGCAGTCTCGAGAACCTTTCTGAGGTGCTCGATGTTGACGAGTGAGCGTTGGGTCATGAGCTGTGCCTAGCTCTGTGGAAATTGCTGGTCAATACAAATGTGGGATTGATCCCTACTTGTGGTGTGGGATTTGAACGTCAATAACGGAGCTATGACGCATCCTATCCTTCATGACATCGACGCCTTCCTCCGCCGCACCAACCTTTCGGAGACCTATTTTGGTCGCCAGGCGGCCAACGACTGGAAGCTCATCAGCCAGCTCAGGAAAGGCAGGCGCCTTTGGCCCCAAACCGAGCAGCGCATTCGCGACTTCATGGCCAGCTACCGCCCGCGCGGGGAGCGCAGTGCCGGCGTGGCGGGAGCTGCAAACCATGGTTGAGGACATCACTGCCGCAAGGCAGCAGGCAAGCCTGCCCAATGAAGATTTGCTCTGTGCCTGGCTTGATGCGGCCTCGCCGGGCGAGCGTCTTGAATATCACCGCGGGTTTCTGGCGCGTGATGTCGATACGGCAAAGCCCCAGCGCCTGCCGGAATGGCGCCGCCAATCTCTGATGCGTCTTGCCGCCCGTGCCCGCTGGGCTGCCGAGAACGAGGTGGTCCACCTCGTCCAGATCCGCCGGGGTGCGGGAGATTTCAGTTACGTCGCGATTGCAAGGCCCAAGAGCCGGAAGGTCCAGTCGATGATTGCTGCACTCACGCTGCCCCAGGCGGCCTGACGGAACAGGGGCAGTGGGGGCTAACCGCGAGGCGCCCACGGATATTCGATCGCCGCGTCAACCACTGCCCCGCCCTTGCTGGCGGGATTGCTGACGACTGATCGCGTGAAATCACAGACGAAAGGATCACACGATGACACTTGAGGATCTGCCAACCCAGCCTCCTGCCACCCTTGATGCATTGCCAGTCGAAGTGCTGGCCCGCTTGCAGGGGCAGGCTCAGACCCGCCTTGCCGGCGCATCACAAATGGTCGCCATTCTCCATGGCGTCCTGACCCGCCGCTACGCGCAGGGTCTCAATGAGACCGGCACCCACCGGCGCACTGATGGCGACTACGAAATCCGCATCGAGGTGCCCAAGAACGTCTCGTGGGATCAGGACAAGCTGGCGAGCGCGATCGAGACCATCCGCAGTTGGGGTGAGAACCCCGCCAACTATGTTGAGACGAAGCTCTCGGTCTCGGAGAACAGCTACAAGGCGTGGCCGCCTGCGATCCGCGATCTGTTTACGCCTGCGCGCACAGTGAAACCGGGCAAGGCAAAGTTCGGGATCGCGCCCGGGATGAAGGAGGCAGCGTAATGGCTATTTCGCTTTCTTCGCTCAATCGTCTCTCGGTTCCGAAACCCCCGCGCATCGTAATCTACGGCCCGCACGGGATCGGCAAGAACACCTTTGCAGGCGCCGCGCCGTGCCCGGTGCTGATCAACCTGGAAGATGGCCATCCGTCAGGCCAGGCGATCGATGCCTTTCCAAGGGCAGAGAGCTTTGGTCAGGTCATGGAGGCGATGCAGGCGCTCTATAACGAGGACCACGACTTTGCGACGCTGGTCGTCGACAGCCTCGACTGGCTCGAGCCGCTGGTCTGGGCCGAGACAATCAAGCGCAACAACGAGGCAAACCCTTCCAAGCAGTGGGCCTCGATCGAGGATGCCGGATACGGCAAGGGCTATATTGCAACGCTCGATGTCTGGCGCGAATACCTCGACGGGATAAACGCGCTGCGCAATGACAAGGGAATGGCGGTGATCCAGACCGCCCATGCCGAAGTGAAGCGCTTCGACAGCCCTGAGACCGAGCCGTTCGATCGCTATCAGATCAAGCTCCACAAGATGGCCTCGGCTCTTGTCCAGGAACACGCCGACATGGTGCTGTTCGCCAACTTCAAGACCAGCGTCGCCAAGGCTGATGTCGGAATGAAGAAGGTGGCGCGCGGCGTAGGGGCTGGAACCCGCGCCCTCTACACCGAGGAGCGCCCTGCTTTCCTTGCCAAGAACCGGCACAACCTTCCCCCCGAACTCCCGCTGTCATGGGAGGCGCTGGCCTCTGCCATGGCCGCGTCGAGCGAGGCTGCGAGCCTCAACCAAGCAGCCTGATCAACCACCCCCCCAAGCTCACGAAAGGAATGGGACCATGGCCTACCTCGGAGGCGCATTCGATGCCTCGCAAGTTGAACCCAAGGGCGATTATTCGCCCGTGCCGCCCGGCGAATACAAGGTGCAGATCATCACCTCGGACTTTGTTGAAACCGCCAACCGCACCGGACATATGCTCAAGCTTGAGATGGAAATCATCGAAGGCGAGCAGTCCGGGCGCCGGCTCTATGACCGCCTCAACCTCGATAACCCCAGTGCCCAGGCCCAGGAAATCGGGCAGCGCACGCTCTCGGCCATCTGCCACGCGGTGGGCAAGCTCTCGGTGCAGGACAGCGATGAACTGCACATGCAGCCGATGATCGCGGTGGTGGGCGTCAAGGAAGCGCGCACGGGCAAAGACGGCCGGATGTACGGCACCTCGAACGAGATCCGCACCTACAAGGCGCTGGGATCGGGAAGCGGGGCCCCGAGCGGCGGGTTTGGAAATGGCGGTATGAAACCTGCTGGCGCTGTTCCCGCTGCAGGAAGCGGCCAATCGGCAACTGCTCCCTGGAAGCGCGCGGCTGCCTGAGCCTGGTTGGCAGGACGGACGGGGTCGAATCGACCGTCCTGCCACCCATTCCCCTGACTGCAATAATCGAAGGAGCAGGCGATGGCCGCTCTACCTGAATTTGTGTGCCCGACGCTAGTGCAAGCTGATGCTGCGCTGGTCGATGGGCAGGACCTGCGCCGCCGGGCCTATCTTGGCATGTCGGCGATTGGCGCAAACTGCGCGCGCGCGCTGTGGTACCAGTTCCGCTGGGCTTGGACGGTGCGCTTTGATGCGGTGACCCTCAAGCGCTTTGAGGACGGACATCGCAGCGAAGATCTTGCCGTTGCGCGCCTCAAGCGGCTGCCTGGCCTCACCATCCATGAAACCGACGAGACGGGCGGGCAGTGGGGCTTCAAGGATTTTGGCGGGCATTTCTCCGGTCATATGGACGGGGTGTGCCTGGGCCTCGTCCAGGCACCCAAGGCCTGGCATGTCCTTGAGATCAAGGCCTCGGAAAAGTGGCAGGACCTCGACAAGATGCGCGCCAAGGTCGGCGAGAAGTCGGCGCTCGCCGAGTGGAACCCGACCTATTACGCCCAGGCCGTTCTCTACATGGATTACGCCGGGATCGACCGGCACTGGCTGGTCTGCGTCTCGCCGGGCGGCCGGCG